AACGGATCCTTAACTCCAAGGATCGTTCTCGTCGCCATATAGGACTTGAGCTTATACTTGGAGTCTTGTTTTGTAGCAATGAATCGTTTCATGAAACGGTTACCTTCCCAACTAGCGGAGGAGCCAGGTGCAAGAGAATTAGAAGGAAAGACAGTTACTTCTAGAGCCTGAGGAGTGACTACGTATTGTGGAACAACAATGACAGAAATCTTAGAAGCCAGCACCAGATAACGTCCATAGCGAGATCCAAGGTTTTGTTGCTTTTCAGCAGAAGAAGTGAAAATAGTAGGATCAGGATCATAAGGAGAAGTCCCACGGAAAGGATAGGATATTTCAGAAACAGCGCGCGACTCGTTCCATTCAACAGTCCAGTCCTGGATCGTAAAGAGTCTATCAGCGAGCTTTGCTCGTTCACGATCATAAGTAGGGCGGTGAGGATTCAAATACGGGCCAAGTCCAGTGCGGCGAGATCGGCGGTAAGAGCGGCGTCGTGAAAAAGTTCGAGAGCGCTTACGAAAAGAACGGCGTCCGCGATATCGTCTGCGTCCATAACGCTTATAAACCATGAGTGCTGTGGCGCAAGTTCAAAAAGATCAAGCGCTTTTATAGCACTCACTTCAAGTTTAAACAGGAATTCCATAAAAAAGTTGAACTGTAATGTTCAAGTGGATTGGATCAGAAGTTCCCATGGTAATACTGTACATGGGAACCGATCCAGGGAGCGCGGATGAGCCGCATTTAATCAAACATGACGGGGAGTCGGGCGGCATAATGCCGACCCGCACTGGCAACCCCTATACTGCGAATGCCTGCAGCCCTTTCATACTGTACGCTGCATACCTATGACTTCAAAGTTGAACTTGACCGTTACAGTGAACTGCGCAGTTCACTTGATATACCGAGTGAACTGGGACAAAAGAGATCCTATAAAAGATCTGCGTCTGGCTTTGTTTTCAGAGCATCTCTCACCAAACCAACATGTCGCAAGCCAGAGCCAGGAACTGGTGTTTTACGAGCTTTGCTCTCGATGATCCTCAGTATAATCCTGAGACTATGCATTATCTCAAATACCAAGTTGAGCTATGTCCTGACACTGACAGACTGCATCTGCAGGGATATGTTCAGTTTAAGGAGCAACTTAGGATGAACAAGGTGAAGACTATCATTGGATCGGGAGCCCATTTGGAAGTCGCACGTGGATCACCAGCGGAGAATGCGGAGTATTGCGGAAAAGAAGACTCACGTGTCATGCCTCCGGTTGAATACGGAGAATTGAAGGAGACCAATCAGGGAAAGAGGACTGATGTGGCTAATGCTTTCGAATCAATCACCGGGAAAAGGAAATGGAGTGAAGTTATTTTGGATTCGGAGATTGCTACGACCGTTAGCTCTCGCATGAAGTGGGCCAAGGAGGTTTTTATGGCTTCGAGACCTAAACCAAGTTGTGGAATCACCCTTTGGAAGTGGCAGCAGAATCTCGCTGATGAACTCGATCAAGAACCCCACACCAGGAGCATCATTTGGTATCATGACAGTATTGGAAACACTGGCAAGAGTACCTTAGCGAAATGGCTTATCGCTAATAAGGACACCATTGTTGCCGAAGGCAAGAAGGCTGATGTCCTATATGGGTACCAAGGAGAAAGGATCGTAATCTTCGATCTTTCTAGGAGCACTGAAGAGTACACACCTTACGATACAATCGAGAAGCTCAAGAACGGAGTCTATTTCAACACCAAGTATGAGAGTGGCATGAGAGTATACGATCAACCCCATGTAGTTGTCTTCGCCAACTTCGCTCCAGATCAAAGCAAAATGAGTGCAGACAGATGGGATATCAGAACTGATTTCGAACAGTAAATTTATAATTCTTCCACGGTTATAGGATTAAACCAAACAACATAAAAACGTATTCTGAGGAAGACATGAGCTTCAATGGTATTGGAAGAACAGTTACGAATACCAAGATGCCAATACCACATGTTCGTAGGATTACCATTAGAGGCTGCAGCGAGATCGCTACGATCAAACGGATCCTTAACTCCAAGGATCGTTCTCGTCGCCATATAGGACTTGAGCTTATACTTGGAGTCTTGTTTTGTAGCAATGAATCGTTTCATGAAACGGTTACCTTCCCAACTAGCGGAGGAGCCAG